CTCATCTACAAACTCCTCTTTCTTCATCTTAGCAGCAGTTTTTTTCTTTATTCTTTCCTTTGCTTCGTCTGCATCTTTTTGAGAGATACGGAAACCACCTGTATCATGAGTGTACTTATCCTTTGACATATATCCTTCCATCTTTACTTTCTCTTTCTTTTTCTTTGCATTCTCTAAGTATTTCTTCATTGCTCCACCAGGCTTACCTGAGCCCTTTGCCATACCAGTCTTCGCAAATTCCTCTGTTTTAAACTGTGGGTGTTTATCCATTTCTTTTTTTGTCATTCCTCTTTTCTTTCTAAGAGCTTCTTTTCTCTTCTCTGTTCCCTCTTTACCATCATCAAATCTCATTTCCTTAACTACCTCTTCACCTAATAGTTTTTCTTTTGCCATAGCCTTAACTACGTTAGGAGCTGGTGATGCACCAAGTATCTGTAAGAATATTTTTCTCTTCTCTTCTTCTGTAGCATCTGCTGGTACTTTACCTTTCGCTTTATATCTAACATCAGAAGCTAATTGAGATGCTTGTTTCTCTGTATCAGAAGCACCAGCTGCATGTCCTCTTTTTTCTTCGTAGACTTTTTGATATGCACTCATCAAGTCATCTTGTAATTTTTGACTAAGCATTACTCTTTGCACGTTTCTTTCTAGATTTATTTATAAAATTAAGGATGATAGGATGATGAGCCATTCTTTGAACATACTTACGATGAGCATCAGTTCCAACTTCTCTTTGGTTTGCAGGCACACCAGATATTTCAGTAAACTTCTCAGAGATATCCTTAATCCATGATTTAAACATCATGTTATCTTCAGTGACTGCGATAATATGATTTGCACCTGTGCGGATAATCTTACCAATTAATCCTGTATTATCATTCTCCACGACATCACCAACACGAAATATGTTACCATTCATATAATTTTCACGAAGATTTCTCCAATCAAACTTAGGAGCAATCCTCCACATTTCATTTTGTTGTTTCTTAATATTCATTCCCTTTCTAATTGAGTCATATAATTTTCTTGCAGAATCATCCTTTAAAGCTTTTGGTATTCCACTTCTAAACGTTTCATAATCATCATCCGCAGCAGCTTTTCTTAATTTAGATGCAGACATAGCACTGATACCTTCTCCATCTGGGTCACGATCTCCAGCAGATATTACTTTGATACGGTCAAACTTGTAGAGTTTATTGTTATATTTGTTTGCTAAGTTCTCAAATTCTTTTTGGCGATCTTGTCCAACCACAATATTTACAGACTTTGCACCCCTTTCATTTGCAGACTTTAATGCATCAAATATTGTTCTTGTTTTATCATTATTCATAATATGTTTCGCATGAACTGGAAACATTTGTTGCATGTATCCAATCTTTGTATCAGGGTCTAAGGGATTCTTTGCAGGGTCATTTGAACGTGATGGATAAATTTCATAATTACCACGACCAGCGACCTGTTTTACTTTATTCAAAAGTTTCTCATGACCAGTTGTGGGTGGATTAAAACGACCAAAAGCCACAGTCATATCCGCCTCATCATCATTTGGATTTGGCTTCGCAACTGTTTGAGAAGATATTGCTTCAGTTATAAATGTTGTAAAACTTTTCATATTTTTGGAACGGGCATGGGATTACCTTTATCCCAATTTTTATCTGCGGTAAAGTTTGCACGACTAAACTCTAAACGGTCTACTAGTTTTAGAGCTTGACCTGATCGGATTGCAACAAATCCTTCAGGCGCAGTTACACGATAACCATCTGGTGTTCTAAGAAACGTACCAAATGTATTCACCTTTTGCAACTTGCGAATCATAAAATTTTTCGCAGCCTGTAAATTCATATAAGATGCAACAGTCATGTATATTGCCTGTTGGTTATCAGAAATAAATTTAAGACCTTTATTCTTTAGCTCTAAGTATTTATCTTTCGTGGTTTTCATCTTCTTAGTTGCAATCTCTTTATCTAATGCGTTTGAAAAATACATCGCAAAATCTCTTGCAGTATTACGAGCACCGATTAAAGTTTTACCTTCACGAACATATCGATTAAAGAAAGTTTTAAACATGATATTTAAAGTGAACTTATTCATATCATTTGTTTTCATCATATCAAGAAAACGAGATGCCTGTTTTAAAGAACCCTCTGTTTTGTTGACAAGGTTCGCATAAGTCGTCTTTTCAGCTTGAGTCATGTTTGCTTCACCTGATGCATTTTTAAAATCGGATGATGTAACGAATACATTACTGTTACCTTGAATATTGATACCACCAAAACTGGCAGTCATTGTGTCTAAAGTTCTTCCACTATATTGAGTATGAAATACGATTCCAAACTTTGCTTCCTCTATCTTCCTTCCAATGTCACTATCCTTTGGAACTGCATATACAATCGTATTTGGTTGAAACGCAATGCAAGTATCACCACCTATATTTGCTTCATACTTGTCATCAGTAAATAAAAGATCTCCCTGCACCACATTTGGTATTGAAAGTGTAGAGAGATATTTGTATGCATCTTTAAGTTTTTCTGCAAGTTGTCCAGGCGGATACATACTATCCACATCTTCTTCTGAATATGAAATCTTTGGATTTACCTTATTAAACACAGACTTTGTTCCAACAAAAAATCTTCCGTTGTCTGGATTGACACCACAAATTATCGCAGGAGCTCCATCCCACTTTACAGTGACACGAGCATCTGCACTACCTTGGTCTAACATATCTCCAAGAGAACGAAGAAAAGCAACTGCTTCCCTTCCACCTTGAGAGCCACCATTCAAGATATTGTCTTCTAAATGTTCAAGATGTGTGTTCTTCATTATCCTCTTAAAATTTTGTCTCCCCTTTTAACCAGTTGTTTAAACTCAGTAGTTGTTGTTCCAAGAAACTGTGGCATAGAAGTAAAGTTCCCTTTATATCTTAACACAATGTCAAGTATTTTGTACTTACCTTTTAATAAAGTGAAATTAACTCTTGCAGCACCTGTCCCTGTTTTTTGTTTATCAAGAACCAGTGATGCTGGTAGTTCATTTAACAATAACATTGCGACCATCATACTAGATAAATCACTTACATTTGCACTTGAAATTGTTGGTTCAGTTTGTCTATTAATTTGACCTACACCCTCAACTAGTAAGAACTCAAAATCATTACCTTCATATAAATCTAAACTATCATATAATTTTAATTTAAGAGTTTTATTTAGAAGAGAATCAGCTATTAGATTACTTATTTTTGGATCATTCATTGCATCAACAAAAGATTGAAACAAAGGATTTATTTTAGATGGACTACTGTAAAGTTTTTCATTTACAAATCTTCTAAAATCCTGTCTTGTTTTTGCTGGCAATCTTGGATTACCACCTCTCGCAATCTCATCTGTTCCTTTTAAATTAAGTAAGGGTATATTTTCAACCTTTCCATTCTCTTTAATTCTCTTTACTTTTAATGAAAAAATTTTATTTGCATCAGATTTTTTTGAAGGGTCGAGTCTGAGTATTTCTGTTGCTGACGTGCCATTAGTTAAATCAGCAAGTGGCCCTCCAGGCAAACACGCTTCCTTAATTACATTTGCATAAAACTTAATTCTAACATCATTAATTTTTTCTTCTAATTTTTTTAACTTAGGCCCTGCAAGAAAAGTATTAAAAGAATTATTAATCATTGTTGGAGATTCAGATGCCAATGATGGTTTCTTTTTTAAAGAAACTCCAAGATACACATCTCTTGCACCAAACATTCCTTTTTGAGTTCCATAGTACAAGATTACATCTGAAGAGTTGTAATCTTTCATTCCAAAACCATCTATTCTAAATTTGTCTATTTCCGAAGGCCATTTACTACCTGTGAGATAAACAACTTGAGGAATAGAAGGTCTTTTCTTTCTGGTTCCAATGACAGCGGATATCATTGAAGCCATGTCATTATAATTTTTTGCAGTGGGTTCTGCACCTTTTTTTGGAGTTATTGCATTTAATGCCTGTGATTTCGTACTTCCAGCATCTTTAACTCTAGCACTCGCAAAATTTTTAAGAACAACATCATACAATTCAACGAATGCATCTTTATCTGTCGCTGCTTTTTTTAAACTGTCATCATCAACAAGAGAGAGTCCAGCATAGAAGGCCTCTGATAACTCCATTTTATTAGACTATCTTTTTGATTATTTATTATCTATTCAAAAAGTAATGATTTATAATTTCAATCTTTTCATGTGCTTGTGCGATGGCATTTATCTCAACATCAATTGTTCCCATCACATCTGAATGTTCACCAATACCAACAGGTTGATTCAAATATATTTCAACATTCTGTTGATGTTTTGCAATCAAACCATTATAATATGCGATTTGACTTTTTAAAATCTGGTCACGCAAATTAATCATAAGTCTCCCTCTAAACGATTTTCTGATTTGTAAACATCAAACTCTCCGCCTGGATATCTCTTCTTTAACTTCTCTACATTACCAGCAATCACATCATCAAGTGTAAT